CGTCTATAAGTTCCTGGTTGTTGTTGTCCCACTTAAAGCCGATAGCGTGGTATTCTCCATTTTTACGGTACCCGACGGACGCGGCCTTTATTTCGTGCCCTTCCCTGTGAGGCTTTAGCCCAGTAGTTTCGTAGTCTATGGATACGTCGTGGTGTCCTTCTGGAGATGCGTCTAGTAGGTCTTGCTCACCCCACTCAATAATCTCCTGCACCCAGCTAGCAGCTTCCGTAGAATCCTGCGTCGTACGTACGTCGTTCGGTATCGTGGGAAGTGGAGTGTCCTTTAGTGAGAACGCTATGCGTAGATGTTGGGCGAAGTAACCCGCAGGGCACTTATCCATGAAGTCTACGGACGCTATATACTCGGGTGGGTACGTTGGACATATCCAGCAGTTATATTGTCTGTCAGGGATACAAGCCCCGTATAGATCCGAGGGTGCTATGTTTTTTATGCGGCCTGTTAGTCTATCCCAAATCAATGCTTGAGTGGCTATGGAGCCCATTGGAATGATTACTGTAGGCTTAAACTTTTCAATAAGGGCGTTAAGGCGTTGTTTACACACACTAGCGGGGGACTTATCGTCTCTAGGTTTACCCTTACAGGGAATAACATAACCGAGCCAGGCGGCCTTTAACAAGTTACTGGGAATACCTCTCTTGCCCTGTACGTGCCACAGCACGTTATACTGAGGCGCCGAGAATATCTTTTTAGGGGTATGGTCCTCTCGGCCTTGTATGTAATCACTTAGTATTAATACTCTGTCAGAACCTTCCCCAACAAACTCAATATCTTTACCAGACCTATCTCGTCCACAAATAAGACAGCCTTGATATTTACTATTCTTGTTCGCTGTGACAATATCTGTCGTTAATTTCAAAAAGCCCATTATGTTCCTTTTACAAACAAAAAAAGGGTGCCCGACCTTGTTAGCTTCGACAATGAACCAAACCAAAAAAAGGAGAGCCAGCTAAGGTCGCGCACCCATATAACTATTATAACCGTTAACTATACAATCAGGTGGTGTATGTTATGACTAGCATCACAAATGCACCAGACGTTACATATAGCGAAGGTGTGCTACCATGGATACAAAGCTTAAAATCAAAACTTTTGCTAGCTGCTTCATTCAAGAAAGCAGGATCTACCCATACTTTACAAGAATTTGCCTCCCCACGAATAGGCTCTTCCCATGGAATAGTCTCGGTGGCCTCTCCACTATCTTTAGAGGCAAACAACGTTAAACACTCTTGACTGAACGTAAGCTCTATTAAGTCAGACGCAACAGCACTATTCTCTCTAGACGCAAGAATTGACAAACGGGATACAGCCTCAAGCAGTGTACTTGGGAGCTTCCCAGATGCTAAAGGCAGGGCCTCGGTGGCTTCCGTGATGCACTTGAATATATCAGCGTATGGGTAGCTACTGTGGTCTTTTCTTTTTACAGCTACACGAGTTCCTCCGTCGTACTCAAATATAATCCAGGAGTTGTGGATACAGTATCCCGTAGGAGTCCCCACCTTAAGAGCTGTTTTAAGTGCGGCACCATCTATCCAGAACTTATCCATACTAGACTCTAAGGAATAAACACAAATTCTATTGGAATCCGTCTCTATAACGTATGAACGGCCGGTACCATCATCCCCGACAGCGATACCCCTAAGTTCTTGTGCTGCATTCTTAGCTAAGGTACACATCCCAACACCAGCAATAAATCCATCGGGGATAGGCTTGAACGGCGGAATATCCCCATCAAAAATCAATCTACTATAGTTTTTGTCCGTAACAGCAGTCTTTAATGACGCCTTAGTTCTTCCAGATTTAAATTTCAAGGCCCCCTCCTTAACTTCTACGGACACCGCCACAGTATACGCCTTAGATAAGAAGTTATAGAAGTCGTGGCCCTTTACAGAGAACGAAAGCCCCTGGGTGTCACATGGGCTGGTAATCGCTATGGTGCCGTTATATGCACTCACAGCGGTGCCTGTGAATAGCAATTGATCCGAGCATTCTAGTATAGTAGTGGCCTTATCCACGGCGTTAATAACGGGCTCTACGGCATCTAGCATTTCTTGCTTTTGTAATAACATGCGTATTATCTCCTATATTGTGATTTTCTTGTAGGTCGGCGGGGTTGCTCTTCGTCAAACGCGTAGGCTTCCTCCTGCCCTAAATCCACTTGTGACAGAAACTCTATCTCTAAATACGGGCGCCCTATAGCTAGGCAGCTGGTGCAAACTACAGCGTCATTCACGGGGGCGCCGTCGCGTAATGTATCAAAGTCTATACGGACAATTCCCATCTTCTTTTCTTCCGTGGTTTGGTTGATGTTCCCAAGCTTCGTCACGTGGTTCACCTTACGTATATCATCAGTAACGTTCTTAGCCTTAACATCTTTCTCACCACCAACCGTGTCACGCCCGGAGTGAGATACCGTGATTACAGCCCCTTTAATCTCACTAGCGACATTCCGTAACGCCTTCCACGTATTATTTAGTCTGTCTCGTTCCACGGCACCAGGGCCATGATCCATCCCGTCAGCATAGTCCAGACATATTACATCAGGTATAAAATTCTCGTACACGTCAGTTCTTTAGTTCAGACTTCAGGCCACTTATAGATAGGTTCCCTAGTGAATAGTTCCGTAGCTCTAGCTGCCCCCGTCTACTCATCTTACGGAAAGTACTCTGCATCGCCTCAATAGAGCTTATGCGGGTGTCCACCATCGGAGGTGTATGCTTTCCCTCCACAACACGAGCCTTTCCAGATTCATCGAAGGTAAACGTCGGCCAGTCGACTTCCTCACCGTACCTAGTCGTGCCTGTCAGCATCTGCCAGAAGCGCCTTATCATCTGAACCTTGCTCATCTCTAAAGATATAAAAAGAACTTTCAAGCCGCTTAATGCAGCCACAGTCGCGAAGTTCATAAGCCACCACGTCTTACCACATTTCGGGGGACCAACTAGAGCAATAAAGTCTTCTCTAATTATAGGGCCCATAATAGCGCCTAGAGGACCCGGCATTCTAAACAGTTCTTCCTCGGTATTATCAAAAGCATTAGCTATCTCTCCAGCGTCCTTGAACAGGGAAACACCTTCGGATTTATGTGCGTCGGGCTTCGTGAACTGGGCAATCTCTGTATAACCTCTAGATATATCCTTTCCTTGGATGGCTCTACCTAGCTTCTCGTAAAGACGTACGAGCGACCGTTCTTGAAAGTACTTTAGAGCCATGTCCTTAGACAGCTCTAAGTTGTCAGGAGCCCATTCATCGGAGCAAGTGGACAAGAACGCAAAAACCATATCGGCATCTGCCGTTGGTAGTTCCGACACCTTCTGCCTGTACAAATCTGTAATGGCGTAGCCTGGAGCAGCGGATGTATGGTCGTAATAATCGTAGCACCAAGTAGCTACGATGCGGCCAAGGGAGGACTCGAATAGCGAAGGATCGCCAGCCGACTTACAGAAGGCTATAAGCGGGGTGGACATAATCAGATTAGAAATTACACGACGTTCGATAGAAAGTTCAATCTTTTCTCTTCTTAACATGGGGGGTACTAGTTTCCTTTTTGCTTATTATAGCATACTATTACACGGTCGTACAGCCACGACGCTCTAGAATTACAGACAATAGGTCTATATCCGTGGCAGCCTTACCATCCATAATTCCTCCAAACATTGCAGAGCGGCCATCAAGAACCTCGATAGCGTCCATGTCAATCGTGTTTGGAGCTACGAAGTAATATGAAGTCACAGAATCTTTCTGCCCCATGCGGCATAGGCGGTCTTCTGCTTGGTTGTGCAGTAGGGGTGTGTGAGCAAACTCTACGAACGCCACATCGGATGCTGCCTGCTGAAGCCCATCAATCCCTATACCTCCAGCCTGAATATTGGCGATAAACAACCGACAAGCAGGGTTATTTATAAACGTATTCACCGCACTACTCTTTTCATTTGCAGATATCCCGCCATAAACCTTCACGGGACTCCATTGCCGTAAACTATCGTGCAATAGCTCCACGACGCTTCTATGCCAGGCAAACAATAGTAGCTTCTTTCCAGAAGACAAAAACTCGTCTACCCACGCAAGTATGGCCTTCTCTTTTAACAAGTACGAAGTATGTAGTAATTGTGCTACGCGGGATCGTGGGTTGTCTTCTCGTGTACGTACTGTGGAAGAGAATGCCGCGGCCTCTTCATCCATGTACGCAGATAGCTCCTTAGCATCTACCTCTAGGGGCACAACTTCAATAATCTTAGGTGGTAGCTCTTTCATCACTTCCTGCTTTGTGCGCCGAAGCATGCAATCGACTAACAGCGTATGCAACTCGCTTTCGTTAGAAGAGCCTTTGTACGTTGTTCCGTATGCGTTTGTTTCTGGGCCACAATATCTATTTAAGTAAGACCACTTATTCTTAAATACTTGGGGCTCCACGGTGTTTAATAATGGCCAGAACTGCCGTGGACCAGATAGGATGGGGGTACCACTCATGCCGATTACATGAGGTATCTCTTTGGCTAATTTGACGAAGGCTTGTGACATCTTGGAGTCTGGGTTTCCTATTGCCTGGATTTCATCGCCGACTATAAGACGAAACCCAACCTTAGATAAGGAATCTTCCCAGTACGTTAATATTTCCCAATTGATGACGTAGCTCTTGTCCTTAGATAGTGGCTTTGGTGACTGCCCGTACAAAACTTGAACGTCAGGATACGGCTTATTAGTAGAGCCTACCCACTTACGGTATGCAGCCTCCCATTGTAGCTTGGTGGTTGCAGTAACAACGTATAGTGCAGGATACGCGTTGGCATAGGTCATCCAGGATAGTGCCTCTACAGTCTTACCACAATTATGAACTACAACCCTATTAGCCGTAAAGTTGTTGTAGTTAAGGACCTTCATGTCGTAAGTAGGTCGTAATCCAGCATTGGTAACGGACTGTACTCTAGCTGCTTTTAGCACGCCGTCCTCCACGTAAAGAACCTCCATGCCTAAGCTATCCTCCGCTTGTACGTACCCAGTCGGTGTTCTAATCTCGTGATCAGGGGTAAGTATGACGTACACACCGTTATAGAGGGTTACGTGTTTACACATTTTGTGACCGCTGAACGTAACGTCAATAATCTCCCCATAGGTAGCCACAGAGCTATCTTTGCCACACTCAGCATACCAGCCAGTTGGGTCTTCTACAAATGCATCAAATAGATCACTGAATCGTAACTGTAGGGGCTTGCCGTGGTGCGTAACACGAACAACCATACTGTAATCAATACACCCCATCTCATCGCCAAGAATAACCCGACCGTGTCTGTGCTGTGCGAACTTCAAAAAGTCTATCTGGTAGGACCGTAGTCCTGGAATTAGGACACCTTCTGGATCTAGCTTAGTGTTCTCAATAATCTGCTTCTGCTTAATCAGAGGGCTTTCTTCAGGAGGAAGCTCCGAGAAACTGGTGGGGCTAGGCCAGCCAGAGGCTAATGCCCAATTTTGGGTAAGTACATTCCATGGGATAACCCAATTTTTCTTTACGGGATTGTATTCACGTGTAGGCAGCTTACGAACCGCATCCAGGATAAATTTCCACGTGTCCTTAGACCTTGTATACCATGTGAGAGACACCTTGTCTTCTTCTGCATTAATAAATTCTGCCACATACTTTACACCCTCGATTTTATCAATCGGTTTTGGGAAACGACCAGAACACATTATTGCTGTAGTCTTATTCATTTGACTATTACTCCTCGTTTATCCTTACACCAGTTCTTGAAGGGCAGCCACGAAGCCGCGCCTGGATACACAAAATAAGCAGGAAGAGCCCTGCCCTTGCTATCTGCATTCCACTCACGCACTAGGGTCAACGCCCTAGATATGTCCGCAAGACGTACCTTGTTTTCCATAACAGATAGCAAGCTATCCTTATTATCAATGTACCATTCTGTAAACCTAGCGACTCCATCCCACAGTTTATCTTTATTCGATAGCGTACTTAAGAACGGGGATTCCTTAACTATACAGTCAACAAGAGAAACAACAGTATTAGAAAAAGAATCTTTATATAGCAGCTCTTTGTGTAGCTCTGCATATATGTCCACAAATGGGCTCCACTCTGTTCCGCTTCTTGTTGTAGACACGATAAAGTCCCTCACAGACCGCTTGCTCACAGAGTTTCCTTTTAGCGGGGGCCACCAGTAACCACCGTTTAACTGCTTGCTGGCCACGTAGTCTAAGCAGTTCTTTATTTCGTGTAACACCTCCGATGGTTCTTTGAACTTGTTACTCAGTATGGAGGGACCACTATTCTTAGCCTCCGCGCGGGATAACCATGTGGAATCCCAAGCATGAAAATCCACAAAAAGCCCAGAAGATAGCCTTACGATTTCCCGAATCGTGTCATTCCACACGCCACTGTTCTTCTTTGTGACAGAGATAAACCCCTTATAACTCTGCGTGATTTTCTCTAATGCCACGGAGTCTTCCTGAGACAACGATATTGAAGACCCCTTTACACTTAAGTTGAACCCAGTCTTTGGGGGCTCTTTCTTCTTTGCAGGGGAAAACTTCTTAAAGTCGTCTTTGTATAGATGAGTCTTAACGACGGGGCGCTCTACTTGTGGTAATGGGAATGACTC